TGGCCTAGCCGAAGAGATGGCCATCAGCGTCACCGGAATGATCAACTACGGCAAGCCGCCGGTTGATTACTCCAAATATCCAGAGGCCGCCCCACGAGGGACGCACGTCCACCGGGCCATGGAAGCCATCGCTAACGGCGATCCGCTGCCCGATCACGTCAGCCCTGAAGGGATTGACTGCCTGGACTGGTACGAACAGATCGGTCGGATGGACTTCTGGGAGAAGTCTCAGACCATCGCGTGTGAGTACACCATGGTCCACCGCCGCAAGTCTTTGGGCGGCCAGCTCGACTTGATCTGCGCTTTTAAAGACAAGGTGATCTTGGTCGACCTCAAGACCAAGTCTGCGAGCTGGAAGGGCCCTAGCAAAGAAGATTTTGCTAGCTACAAGGCTCAGGCCGGTGGCTACCTGTACTTGTTATCTGATGGCAATGACGCCCGTGGCGGCTGCATGGTCGACGAATGCCGAACCTTGATCGTTACCCCCAACACCACGAAATGGCTGCCACCAATGGACCCGGACGAATGCTTCGAAATCTGGGAAAACTGTTGGGACAAGTATTCCGCCTACGCAGAAGCGAATCCCTTTTGATCTACGACCCACTTACTGACGACGTTGATGACTACCGCACCCACCGAGAACTCCAAAACGCATACCTCGAATTCTGCTTTTCCTGCAGGACCGTGGACAGGTCGGACCCTCGATCAAAGCGAGACGATCGTTAGCCAGTACGCCGCCGCCTACGAACGCAAGCGAACTGCAGAGGCTGAGTTCAAACAGGCCGAGGCATCTCTGAAGCACGCCTACTCGGAAGGGCTATTGGAGGGCCACTACGACGACCTGAGCGATACCTATGAGTTCAAAGGCGTGAGGTTTAGCAAGGCATCTCGGAAGAGTTGGCCAATTGGAAATTTCTCAGAACAACTTCAAACCCAATTCGAACAGGAGAAAAATGACGGCACTGCAACCCCGAACGTCAGCGAGTACCTCAGACCAAAATTCCTCGACGCTTGAGTTCCGGATCAGCGGCATTCCTGGCGCTCAGGGATCGAAAATAATGACGCGCTACGGGTCCATGCGCGAAAGCAGCAAGAAAGTTGGCCCCTGGCGTCAGGCCGTTATGTGGACGTGTGAGAATGATTATCAATCAGAGCCAATAATTGACCCGGCATGTGTCGAAATAACCTTCTTTTTTACAAGACCGAAAAGTCATTACGGCACAGGTAGGAATTGCACAAAGTTAAAAGATTCAGCGCCAAGCCATTGCACCAGCTCGCTTCACGGCGACATCGACAAACTGGCCCGTTGCACTTTGGATGGCCTAGCGCGGCGCTCAGGCGGTTGCGTGTTAATGGATGACAGCCAGGTGGTCGTGCTGAACTGTTCAAAGCGATACGCAGAAGCAAATGAAACCCCCGGCGCCCTTGTGCGTATCACGCCAATCCGGTAAACCTTACGCAAACGTATGGGGTCCATGACCGAAGATTGTTCTGCTCTCCTCGGTCCCATCGTTAAGGCCTGGTTTGCCCGAAATGAGTGGCCCCAGTCAGTTAGCGAAGGTCTAGCCCGCGCCAAAGGCTGGGATTGCGGCCCCTGGGCCTCTCAGGTCTCGATCTGCATGTCTGGGCGGCTAACGCCTAAGCCCAACTTTTTTCGTGGCCTTGGTCAGTTCAACCAGGCCATTGCTGAACGCGACCTAGTCGGCGTCACAGATCGCCGCCTCATGGATCGGCTTAAACGTGGCTCACCCATCACCCACCCCGACGGTGTCCCGTGGACCGCGTCTGATTTCTTCGCTGCTTACCTAGGCGCGATTGAGGCCCCGGCTGAGTTGCTCCTCCCGCCAGAACAGCAGATGACTCAAGAGATGGTGGACCAATGGACACAGCAAATCCGGGACGCATTCCGCAAGCTGTCGCTGGTCATGATGTCGCCGCCTGCTGCCGCTTGGATTGAACTCAAAGAGGAGTTGATCAAGCTAGGCATTGAAGGCGATGAACTGGACTGGGTTCAGGAGATGCTTGCTGGCCTGCGTGAAACCAGCGTTGAGGAAGCATCAAGGATCCTTGTGAAGTACAAAAAGCCCTTTGTTCTGATGGCACTGCTGACAGTGCAGGAACAGTATGGAGGTGAGACCACGGAATTAAAAAAGCTGTTGAGCTGGCGCGGGCGATTGCCTGAGCCAGCGGACCAAACAAAATGGTTTCCAAAAGAGCCAGGCCTGACACCAGAACCACAGCGCCGCATTGGGTTTGACCCTGAGGGACGTTTTTGTTCTCAGAACGCGTTATCCCTACGCACGCATCCGTATCATTCCGTACTTGCCATACGCAAGCGCATGGGATAAGTTGTAGGGGTTCCTCTCGCAGCCGTATGGCAGACAACCCCACGCCAGAGCTATTAACTGCGCTCTGCAAGTTTCAGCAACAGACCATCACCGCCTTCAAAGACAGCAAGGGTTACGGCTACAAGTACGCATCAGAAGAAGCCATCAACGATGCTCTTCGTCCCGCCAAAGCATTAGGCCTTTGCCACACCTTCACGATGCATGGCTTGGGCACTGAAGTCGATGGCAGGCCCGGCCAGACAGAAGTCGTCCTCAGGCTTTTCCATTGTGCTTCTGGCGGCTTCCTGGAGTCGTCCATGAATGTCGATGACTACGACCCCAACAACAAAAAGGACGCCCGCCATCAACAACGTGGATCGGGCATCAGCTACGCCCGCCGCTACCTATTAGCTGCAATCGCTGGCTTGGCTACCAGCGAAAACGAGGGCGAAACCACTCTTCCGCCAGACACATCCGCAAAAAAGTCCCAAGGTTCTCCTAAGCCTCCATCTAATCCGCCTGCGCAGAGCAATGCAGACACCAGCAATGCAGCCGGTGAATTGCAAGACCTTCGCGGAACTGTTTCTGCAGCAATGCAAGCCGTTTACGCCGAAAAGCCTGCCATCGCCGTTGATTGGGTCAAAGCCTTAAAAGGACAGTTCCCAAAACTTGGGGCTGATAAACCACAGATCAAGGCTCTAAATAAAGATCAATTGGTCTTTACTCAAGAATTTATCTATTCCTACAAATGAAACCTTCTTTGACCTATCACCCTGATGACGATGTCCTACAAGCTACCAAATTCTTGGCCAGGGCTACTTCAACAATGCACGCCAGAGGTGACAACGGTGCCCTTTATGGACATTACAAAGCAGCCCTTGCTCTCCTCCTCGACCCATGCCAATCAGAGGGTTCGCTATTTGTTAAAGAGCCCGAACGGGTTTGCAACTGAAAACGGCTTTACTGATGACCCCTCCAGCGCAATCCAAATCGTTGACCACGAATCAGCAGTGCGCCGGATCATTGCATCAGGCCGTTCAGACCTCTTGCCGCACCTCGTCCAATTTCAAAAACATGGAGAACACTGGCACCCCATCGCAACATGAAAACGAAAGTTATGCCGATTACATGTCGCGGCTATACAAAGCCCCGCCGCCTAACGTCCGCGAATTTAAACGTGATTCATTAGGTCGAATCATTGAGCAAGGCAATCCACAACGGCCCAACTGGACTGTTCGCCCTCCACACGATCTTGCAAAAAAAGCTCTCAAATTTATGCGAGAGCAAAACATGTCAGTTACCAAATATCTGACATACGCAATGCACAACCTTCACAACAACCAAAAAAATGGCTGATTCCAATTTCGCTCCAGACAAGTTCACCCTGTTTTCTACCTTCAACCGTTCAAAATTTGAAGGCAAAGAAAACGAGTATTGGGCCAAGGCTGAATGGCCTATTGAACAGATCAAAGCATTTGCAACCTGGGCGGTAACTGAGGCTGAAAAAGTCCAAAACCAAAAAGGTGAGGAATGCGTTGTTGTTTCTCAAAAGTTGCTGCCAAGAACTAGCGCCGCCGGGAATGACTACTTGATGGGCGTTACGTCTGATCCGAAGGCCAAAGCTGATGCGCCTGCGCAGAACAACGATCTCCCCTTTTAGTCCCTGAACCATGCCGGGCAATCCATAAGACCCGGCTTAAGCCCTTTTAGGTCGAACCCCTATGCCAACCCTTCTCACCATTCAGCAAGCCGCTGATGCCATGGGCGTTTCACGCCGACACGTTGAACGATTAATTGATGAAGCACAGGCCTGCCCCAAGATCGCCAAATGGCGTGAAAAGCGGGACTTTGTAGACCTGAGCATTGCCACCTCTAAGCATCGCTGTATTCGCGTCCGCCCTGATGCTCTAGGGATTCCGCTGCAGCCTCAAGCCCTAGAGCCTGTTCAGCTCTGATTGCAACGGTGTGGGGTTGGATCCACTCCCGATAGGTCTGTTCGTGTTCCTTGACCGAATGCCCCATCAACCTTGCAGCGGTAAAAACATCCAGGTTTGAGCCGCCAACACGCCACAACCGACCGGCATAAGCGTGCCGCAATGAGTAAGGGATGTAAGGGAAACCCAGCTTGTGTCGGCGGTGATAAAGCCACTGCGCTGTTGCGTCTTTGGCTTTTGAAACCTTGACTCTGCGGCGTTCACTGCGCAGCTCGAACAAGTCCACCCAATCGCGGTGAAGCGGGACAACAACGCGGAACCCTGTTTTTGTGTCGTCCGGCACTTTGAGCCGGTGCTTCAAATCAATGAACTCGCAGTCGTCTAGCTCATGATCACGCAACCCATAGGTGGCCATCATTCCCATGGCCCACGCCAATTCCTTCTCGGAGGTTTGAGCCTTCTCAATCCACTCAATGATTTCCCAGTCTTCCGGAACGTTGGTCAGGGCCCCTTTCTTGTATTTGGGGAGCGGGACCTCAGGGAACGGGACGTTGATCAGACGGCAAAGGTCTTGGCAAAGGTAGTAAGCCTCTTTGTAAGAGCACTGATCCACCCGCCAGCGATTGACAAAGTCAGCGACCTCGCGGGAGTTCACCACCTTCGACATGTTGGCTTGACGCAAACGCCCCATGTAGTTGGTCTGCCAGGTGCTTTCACCCGTGCGACCCAGGATCACGCGTTTTTTATAGAGCTGTTCAATCGCTTGCTTCCAGGTCGTTCCCTTGTGTTCGTTGTCTTCCCAGAAATTCCATTCAAAGGTGTCGTTGTCGATCTGCCTTTGCAGAAGGATCCGGCGTTTATCAACCACCTTTCTGTTGACGGGTGTGTCAGGCAGGCCCATGGGGATGCGCGTCTGCGTCCATCCATCGCCGTTTCTCTTCGGCAGCTTGGCCAACAGGTAAAGGCGACCGCGCTGGGCGTTCACGCTTGCTTTGCCCATCTATCGAGTCACGAAACCATGGGAGTGAGCATATGCACGGAATGGGAATCCGTCCCATCGTTCCCATGAATTCAGTCGTATTCAGTGCATTTCAGTCACATTACTCATGAGCCGCTCTCCCCCGAATCGCAGTCGCAGCCTGTAAAACGGCTAAATACAATTCCTCATCGATTTCTCGGATGTCGTAGTCGATGAAATTTTTAGCCCAGTGATACCAACGGGTCTCGGCGATTAAAAAACGCTTCCCATTAATTTCCCATCTTTTTCATGAACTGCCCCAAGTGCGGAACCAAAACCCGCGTTACCAAAACGTGCAAAGACTTCTCGGATCACATTCGCAGGTACCGCCGGTGTCATGCCTGTGACCATAATTTCAGTACCTCACAGGCTTTTGAGGTGATCAACGAAGAAAACAAGAACCGTCACTACCAAGTCTTTGGCAAGGCCGACATTCGCAGGATGCGCGATCTTTACTTTGACGAGGGCAAATCGACAAAGGAAGTGGCAGAGATCTTTGGTTGCTCCATTAGCTGGACAAACAAGATCATGAGCGGCAAAGCCTGGGTAAGCGCATGACCAATCATGATGTCCCTACGCAGCACCAAACAACATGAGCAAAATCTCTCTACCTGACTTCTTTAAATTCTTCGACCCCAACAATGCAAATCAGTTGGAAGCCATTGTTCTTCTTGAATCAATGATGCCTAAGACCCTTTTGGCAGATCAGAGCCAATGGGTTTTGAAATACAGGGAAAAGCCTGAGCCACCACCTGCACCCTCTTGGCCAATAAACAAGGAGCAAATGGGATACATCATGCAGTGCAGCTCGGACAAATTATCGGGCGATCTAATGAACGATTACGCCCGTTGCGTTGCTGACTGCCAAATGGACACCCTGGAACAGGTTTACTTCCTCGGCCAAATAGGCCATGAATCTGCGGGGCTTCAATACCCAATGGAGATTCACGATGGCAGCAATTACGAGGGACGAGATGATCTCGGCAATTCGGAACCTGGCTGGGGCGTGAAGTACGCCGGGACAGGCTTTATCCAAGTGACAGGGGCTTATTGGCACCGCTTGTTTGGGGAATCAATCGGAGACCCCAAGGTCTTTGAGCTAGGTAAGACCTACTCAGCCGAGAAATACCCTTGGAGCATCAGCGCGTTTTGGTGGAAGCAGAACGGCATGGGGGAGATGTGTGCCGCCCGTAAGGAATGCACCAATGCCCAGATTGATGAGATTGGGGCACGGGTCAACGGGATGAACAGGCCCAACGGTGCAGACGATCGCATCGCATTTACAGACAGGGCTTACCGCACGCTTATCGGCGTTTAGTCATCCTCAGCAGCGGCCTCAACCACTACGCGCAGGGCGTTTAGTTCTGCCTTGGTGATGGCTGCCCCAGCTACCAGCTTGGTGAAGGTCTTGGCGATCTGAGTCTTTCTGGCCTGAACGTTTTTGGGGAATGCTTCAAAGGCTTCGTTAACAGCCTTCTGCATTTCAACGTGCGCCGGGTCATTAGCATTCAAAGCGGTGAAGATTTTCTTAATAAAGAACTCTTCGCCAAGGCGGTTGTCATTAGTGATGAATTCCAGGTTGCTGTTTTCAACGGTCATCGTGTCGGTGCCGTTGGTAGAAACGAAGGTTGCAACACCTGATTTCTCAGGTCCGGTAGCTACTGTTTCGCCGTCTACATCACCACTACCATCAGCACCAGCCCAAGAACCGCCGTCAACGGTCATCGTGTTGGCAGAAGTATCGATGGCGGTGATTGATACTGCGTTTGGGTTAGAGACGGATTGGTCTACGAGGAGCTTGTCGTCAATGTAAATACCACGGCATGAGGCGCTACCTACGTTTGAGAAAATAGTATTGATTTCTCCATTAACAGTTCCAGTCCATGTTTTAACGCCACTTCCTCCAGGGTCTGTCAAAGAAGTTGAATTTACAGTTATTGATGTTGCGCCTCCAGACAGGACTTTAATCGAGTGAGTTCCAGCTCCAAAAGAGTGGCTTGATGTATCAAGTGTCCACCCTTGCGTTGTATCAGCAGCCGATGAGGTATCGCCATCAAAAGCATTTGTTTTTGCTTGAGTAAAAGCTGCAGGGCTACTGAATAAATTGCTCCACTCCTTACTTTGATTCCAGCCACCATCCTGAACCACATCACCCACTTCAAAGTACTGAAGGTCAGGGTTAGGGGTGTTGAAAGTGAGGGTTGTTCCAGGGGTAAAGGTAGAAACAACCATTTGACCATTTAATTCCATGTAATGCCAAGTACACCCATCGGAACTAACTCCTGTGGCGGATGTACTGGTAACAACATAAGAAACATTGCTGATAGCTGAAAGAGCAGTGAGTGTTATACCGTTTGCATAGTCGCTAGTAGTTGCACCACCAAAACTATCAAGTAGATTGTCGCTGGAATCGTACAAACTCATTGTGTTTGTAGGTGTTGCCCCTCCTCCAGATGTGAAGCTAAATACTCCAGAAACAGGCGAGCTAAAATTAACTCTTACACCAGCAGCGTTATAGTAACTTGTTTTATTGCCATCTATAAAAGTGTCGGGAGTATTTTGTAATGCAAACCCTGGAACGGCGGTGGCAGTAGCGTTAACAGTTGATGAATCAACACTCGCAATTGTGCTGGTAACAGGCGTGTAGCTTGCGACTGCTCCAGTCTCATCAACCATTACCAACGCATCGTTAGCAACAAAGCCATCAAGGTTGGCTGATGTTCCAACCGTCAGATCCGTCTCTGTTGCACCTGTAATAGGACCGGCAGAACCCTCAGGGTTAGGCAACGAAGGCAACAACACATTGCTTTCTTTAATGCTCTCTCCCATCATGTTCTTTGCCTGCACAATCGTTGATATCGATGTGCCCATAGGCAAATCATCGTCAGGGCTATTGCCAGTTGCAAAGGCCGCAGGGAACGTGATCCCATAATCCTTGCGGGTCACATTGGTGAAGCCAGGATCATCAGCCTGAATGCCAGTAACCATGGCCTTATCGTTCACGATTTGGAGCTTGCCGTATGCCTCATTACGGGTGTCAACGATTGGCGTTGCAGGCACAAAGCTGAAGGGAATACCTGCTTTGTTATCAGCAATCCAACGACCGGAAGAAGCAGAGAGGTTTACTTCTGTGCCGTTAGCTTCAAGGAAAGTACCTTCTGCTGTATAGGGTCCACCGGTAACGCTTGATTCGCCAAAATTGTCAACCAATAATTTTCTATCGCCGTTAGTATATGTAACCCAAATTCTGGCAATTCCACCATTACCAACAGCCGATACTTTATACCCAATGTTCGTCAGAGTTGAGACACTGTGGGAATGTGTGACAAAAAGGTTACTTAATTCATTATTAGGCGTTGTTGTTATCCACCCGCCGCTGTTGTATTGATAAAAATGATTTGACTTTCCAGACGTCGATCCAAAGGTATAAAGCTCAATCTCTAATGTTTGAATTGAGGTAATTGGGGGGTTAAACGTGTAGACAAATTCACTATTATTTATATATGCCTGCGTACCGGTCACGGCTGGGTCGCCTGCCAAACCGTTAAACATAGCTTCTTTATCTACAACATCGCCAGTCCAACTTCCTTCAGTAGACCAAATTTGATCACGGCTGTCGTGCCATTCACCACCATCAACAGTCATCGTGTTGGCGGTTGTGTCAATGGCGATGATTTCTACATATTCAACATCAGCAGTACCATCCGCCTCCATGTTGAACATGTAGATAGGTGAGAAGTTTACGTTGGTGCTAAATTCTCTGCAATACATTTGAACCTCAATACCTTGTACTGTTTGTACTGTAAATGTTATAGGTTCTTGGACTTGTGTAGACGGAAGGGGTGTGATACTAATACCTTGTAAAGCGTCATTCCTGTTATTTGAGCCAAAAGAAATCGCCTTTGACCTCCATGCAGAACGATTGCTTGCGTTTTCAAAACAATTAATACTTTGAACTTGACCTAAGTATGGGTAGTAATGCCACCCCTTCGCGATACCGGCTGCGCCGCTCGGGGTTCCATTTTCTCTAATCCAACCAGTGTTATTAAAAGTTTGGGTGCCCGCAGAGCCTGTTACTGTCCACTCTGTATTTAAGCTATTATTTTGATCAAAGTAGACCCAAATCTTACCGTCCGAGGGTGTGGGAGCAGGGGAAAATGAAAGTGTACCTTCACTATTGTTAGGAGGATTCCTTACGTTCATCAGCCAAGCTCCACTCCCGAATGTGTCAGGTTTTATTGTCTGAACCACATCACCCACTTCAAAATACTGAAGGTCAGGGTTAGGGGTGGTGAAGGTGAGGGTTGTGGGGGTGTCAATAAGTTCAACACCATTAATAGTAATTGAACCAAATGTTGGTGAACTACCTCTTGATATAACTGAAGTTATATTTCCTGTAGCAACGTAAGTTACTCCACCACCTCTTGTTGGTTCTTTCAACCAGTTAGATCCACCATTAAAAGATACCTCTCTGTTGGCATTATCGTTATCTTTATTGAAACGGAAAAAGATTGAATCGCCTGCAGTTGTCCCTAAGTTGTATGTAAATGTTATCTGTCCACCTGGAGGGATACTAGCGTAAGTTTCTATGTTCCCATCAAATGCAGAAGTGGGTGGATTGCCCCAAGAGACATTAGCCGTAAGGCTGTTGCTATAAATTTCTCCGCTAACACTCGCAATCTCACTGGTCTGTGGCGTGTAAGACGCAGGTTCAAATTCACCGCTGCCGTCTTGCTTGACGGTGCCATCTGTCATGTAGATGTCACCAGTGATGAGGCTTAAATCTTTGTCGCTAGCAACCGTCAGCTTGGTTTCATAAGCAACGGTCTTGGTGAGTTCTGTATCGCCAATAGAGTCCACAAGTAGTACTTCATCAACCCAAATGCTACATACAGCTGGGTTTGAAGGACCTGAATTAAAGTATTCAAGTCTTGTTAAAGTACCTAAACCACTAGCCACCTGTGTTTTTACACTTCCATTGGCGTTATACGGAACCAATGTTGCTAAATCATCAGTCTGACCATTAACAGCGCATTTTACATTACCCGTTGAAGAAGGTCCGTGAATCCTTGATGTCTCAATCTTGTTGCTATAGGGAATACCAGGATCAAAAACAATTGTAATTCGATTTGCTACGCCAGCATCGTTTAGCGTACATCCGGTGTTAGTACTGCCGTCAAAAATCTTTTCAGGTCCTAAGTTATCACTATATGGGGCAGTTGCGCTAACACCTTCTGTGTAGTTATTACCAGGAGGTACATACCAATCGCCCCCATCAACTGTGATGGTTGGACCGTCTGCATCGATGGCGGTGATTGAATAATCTTCACCTGTTCCTCCAGCAGTACCTGGCTGAACCAAAGTTCTACCGTCTACTTCTATCTTCTGGACACCGCAATACAGAGAACTGCTAGTGGCGTACCATTCGATGGAATTAAGACCAACACCTGTCACGTCAATGGTTTTCTCAATTAAAGTGTTATTTGCAAAGACATCATTTACATCCACTCCATTTACCCGCAGGTAAGAAGCATCGGCGGCTCCACCTGTTGACCCGATTTTGTACGTGATCTTAACTGATTTTGCACTTCCAAATTGTGTCGGTACGAATTTTAGATAACTATTTAAATCGGCAAAAGAGAAAGTTGCGGTATTGTTATCAAAGGATTTAGAAGGAGAATAGGTAGCATTTGCTGGTGGTCCTTCAACCAGTGATGCCCAGTCAAATTCATTAAATGTTTTAGTGGACTGAACCACATCACCCACTTCAAACTTGTCGAAGTTGTTGGAGGTTGGGAAGGTGAGGATAGCGCCTGTATTAAAAACCCCGTCTACCAACAAAACATCATCTATCTTGATGGCACGCAGATCGATCACCGCACCAGATTCAGTAGCGTTTATTTCCACTCTATTTACTAGACCCGAGAGATTAAACGTCGTCCACTTTGCTCCGACAATATTTGATTTTATTTGACCCATACATTGTACTTGATACCTAGCGGCAGATATGTAGAAAGATACTGACTCTCTAGCCGTAGGTAGGTTAGTCATTTGAACACCCATCCCACTCTGTCTCCCTGCGCCGGTGGTCAAGTCTCCATCAAATATGTTGGCAGTTTTACCATATTGCAATACGGGAATACTGGTGCTATTCGCATAGTTTATAACTTCATTTACATCTTCTACATTCGCAATCGTGTCAGTTGTATAAACGTTTGTACCACCACCTTCTACTTTGGTGATGGCATCTGACTCAACAGCAAAGTTAAACGTCGTCCCAGATAGCTTTGCTTTTACGGCATACGTTGGGGGCGGGTTACCATCAGCCGCCATGTCAACGGTATATGGAAACTCCTTGTCGGTGTAGCGATAGCCGTTTTCAATCTCAGTTAATGCAACCGCATTAATATCAGGAGCTTCCTCGTCTGGCTTTAACGAGTCTTTGATCTCAGCGCCAGTGGCTTTATACGAAACACCGGCCCGGTTGACCAGCATCAAATCATCATCGCGCAATTCAGCCATTAGTTTGTCCTTGCTTAGTTGTCTCGTGTTGTTAGAGCGGTTGACCAAAAACTTGTCGGCGTCTTGTAGTTCAGCCATCAGAGCAACTCAGGGATAGACGCCCAGGAACCAAGAGGTACAAAATCCAAAGGTGGAATATCAGTTACACCAATTTCAAAGACATCACCCGCAACGTCTTTTGAATAAAGCTTTTTATCCGCAACGTTTAGCGCAAGTTCGGCAACGTTTAAATCTGCTGCGTCTGGGACTTTCCCAATTTCCGAACTATTCCGAATTTTGATGCGTTGCGGCATGACCTATACAGGCAAACAAAGGCCCTATTCAGGGCTCACTAGATTGCCTCTACGCAAAGACACCGCCATCAACCGGCTTGGGTTCGATCCATTGGTCTTGCGTAGCGCCGTTGGTCAGGTTGCCTGAATCAACAATCAACTGCTTCTCTGTCGCAGGTATCGACAAAATTGGGTGGAAATAACCTCCATCCAAATCCTTAACGTCAAACTCATCAGGCGCAAACCATGGATCTCTTAATTCGACCTTGACCTGATTTGTCGGCCCCCAAGACTTTGGAACCGTCAGCTTGGTGAACTCGCTGCCGGGGTATGCCTCCAACAGCAAGTGAGCTGAATCCATCAAATTGATTTCGTTATCCCAGCCAACTAGCCACACAGTCCAGGTTTCAACCATGGGCTGCAGCGTGTATTGCAAGACAGGCTCTTGGTCTGCATAGCGGCTGACAATGACCTCCATGCCTTTGACCTTCGTGCCAGTTGGCAACCGCTCGCTATCGGCCCGCACTGCAATGGCTGGTGTCTGCGCTTTATTTGCCAACGTATAAATTCCAATCTCATCTTGCAATATCAACTGGATCGTTTTTCGCAATCTCTTGGCTAGGTGATCCACAACAACCCTGCAGTCCCCTAACTTGCCGCTAACAACTCATCACTGCTGACAAAGGACATGTGATCAGTTGGCGGAAGCTGCAAGCTGTAGGCCAATAGCTCACGGTCAACGTCACGCAGTGTGATCAAACCGCCTGGGGGATATGAATCAACAGCCAATAACCCGCGCCAACCTTTGCCTTCTGGCTTAGGAGCAAGCAACGCAACCGACCCGCAATCAGAAATCAACGCTCTGACTTCTGGCATTGCTGTGGCTTCTTTGGCTGCCGCAAGCACTTCAGGCCACACGCCAACCAAAACAGTTGGCATCAACCGTTCACGCCTGAGTGACAGCGCAACCATTGCGGCGTTAGGCGGCAACCCGTCGCTTTCGTCAGTCCGATAAAACAGCGCAAAATCTTGCAGCGTGAACGGCTTTGGCGTCTTCTTGCTGTCTCTGTTGATGTTGGCTGTCAGGCTTGTGAGCTGGGCAATAGGCAACTCAAGCAAAGCGACCTGATCGCGCTTGATGCGTTGCAAATTCTTGTAAGCACTCCTGACCTTGACCCTTAGCTCGCTGCGGAACGTGCAATGGCTGAACTCAGAAGGAAACGCATAAATCAGATCCCAACCAATTGACTCCCAATCGGTGCTTTCCCGTTGCTGGGAGCTACCTGCGGCTTTTTTAGTTCTTCCTCTGTTGGGACGTGTACTGCGCCTTGGCCTTCTGCTGCGATCTCTTCCTCAGCAAAAGCCCAAATCTCATTGAACAAAGCACGCGGCAGATGCGCCATGTCGTCCCACTTGGGCAGGTTTAAGCGACACCGAATCAACGCTGTGACAGTGGCGGTTTGCGTCTTCGCACCTTGCTGTGCAAAGAACATACGCAGTTCATCGATGTCTGCTGAATGACGCTCCACAAGCTTCTCCTGAGCAGGCTCTAGCTCTTGGCCAGCCAATGCCTTCTCAATCACGCCGAACGCCTCCGTAAGCGTAATCTTCTCTTTCCGCGCAACAGACTGGGCAATGCGTGCGCTGACCTCCAAAGTTCCGGCCTGTGAATCAGACAGCTTTTCAATAATTTCCCCTTCGCCAACCGTCAAACCGTTCAGCACAGGAAACTCAAGAATGCCGGTCTGAGCATTACCGCACCGCCTAATTTCAGGTTCAATCGGCGCCTGAACAAAAGGAAGGCTAGCCATACATTTTCCCGCGTTTGTTCTCAATATTAACAAGAGCTTCCTTGATTTCTCTTTCCCGCTTTTCTCTCTGCAGCCGAAGACTTCGAGCTGCCTGCTGTTGCATCTTCAATTGATTCTGTAGGTTTTCACTCATCAGTTGGGTTCTCTGGCTTGGGGCCAATCATGGCAGCCGTAAAGCCCATATCAATCAAACGCTGCCAGCAAAACTCAGGGTTGTCCCAGTTCCAGGCGTAATGAGTGGCACGTCTAAAAATTGGGATCTCTTGCGGCTTAGACACCAGTGAACTGTCAATCGGATTTAAAACATCAATGCTGCTCAAAGAATCAGGAAGCTGCACAGACGAGACTTGCTTGGTTTCAAAATCAATAGACACAAACCTTTCAGGCTTTATGCCCAGTAACCCTGATTCAGCCACCTCATAATTAATTGAGGGCTTAGCAACCAAGCCAAGGTAAGAATAAATCGCAGGCGTAAATATTGGATCGTTTGCCAAATATGTGCTTTCTGCTTTAAACGGTTGACCATAGTTTTCAACATAAATTGAATCAAAATGATTGCTGGTTTCAAGAAAGCCAAAGCCATATCCCTTTGCTAGCGATCGATCACGCGCTTTGTCGTCTCGATATTCGCTGCCGTTTCGCCCTTGAGAGTTAATGCCATGAAAATCTAAATTCCTGTATGCATACCAATCTATGACGGGCTCTTTATAAACTTGGTTGTCATCTGTTGCTGTGATGCTGTAAGTCATCGCGCCTAGATCAAGGTCGTATGACCAAAGCCATCTATAATCTCTACCTGACCCCATAAAATAAGTATCATAAAAGTCTATTGGGGCTTTTGTTTCAGGGTTTAAAGGCATTACAACACCAAGCGATTGTCTTAGGGACGCAGGAATTTGATCGTCAGGGATCAACGTTGCAACACCATCTTTGAGTTGAACGATTTTGACCTGCTGGATCTTCTTAAAAACTTGATCCGTAAGTTGGGTTTGAGAGCTGTTAATTTCAAAACAAGGCGGATAGAAATATTCAGGTGGCTCTAAATGTCTGGTGCCGCCTAGGCCTGCGTAAAAGCCGGAAAACAAGTCAGCGTCAGGGTGCTCGCCTTCAACGTCAACACGGCTTTCCATTGTTCCGTAATAGTGAGCAAAGCCGCGAAATGAAATCTCAACGTCGGTGTAGACAATGGCTACATAAGAATGATTTTCATTTAATGGCAGCATGTATATTTGATAGCCAGGGTCGCCATAACCTGGACGGCCTAAAGCGTTTTGGATGTCGTCTTCATCGCCACAACTCATATAGCGGTTGTAATTATATCTATAATAGTTTGCACTGCCATTGCTAAAAAATTCGCCTAACGCAATGTAGTGGTCAAAAGTACCAGACGCATCGGTTAAATATTGATCTGGAATATTGTCGTAAACATTATCGGAAGATCCCCTGTAAGCCCTCCAAGTGCCATCCTCTAATTTAATAAATTTATTAGGTCGCCCGACATCATCACTTTGATTAGGGCCAAAATAAGGATACCAGCCAAAATATCTATAAGGGTTAGGCGTTGCGCCGTCTTGATATGCTAAAGAGTATAAAAGCCCCGCTCTGTAGTTACTCCTATATGGAGCGTCTCGCCAGGTTAAATATCTACCTGCAACAGGATATGCGATAAACAAACCAAGCTTGTCTGAAAGAGTTACATCTAACTCAGACTGAGGCACATAAAACATAGGGTCGAGACGATTTCTAGTGATATTGATTTCAACCTCATTTCCATAATTGCCGTCGGGTTTAATCGCTTTAATGAATATATCCATAAACTTTCCGCCACTGTAGTTATATGCCACACTGCCAATTTCGGTGGTAAGTTCCGTCTTTCTTTCCTTGTAATAAAGCTGCCTGATGTTGCATGTCGTGAAACCGCCAACGCTTACATCAGATTTTTTGCGGGCATGCGCAGCAGGGTCACGGCTGGGGTCATACTCATCCTTTTTATTGTTGAACCCTTTTGACTTGTCTTCCTCTTGCGCTTTTGCTTTGACTTGATCCCTAAGTGCTTCACTGTCCAGACGGTCGCGCCTACGTGCCGTACGTGTTGCAGCATCACGCCGAAGGTTGCTATCAGCGCCGACAACAACCGTGATTTCAGTGCTCATTGATCAAATGTTGTCGATCAACAATTGGATGCGATATGTCTGTGTTTGCCCTGCGGCAACGGTAATGGAAGGCGTTTCAACAAGAACTGAGTGAGGGTATAAACCAGACCCAACGCGGATTACAACTGCGTTGAACGCAAAACCTGCGCCTTCAGCGGTAAACGCGGCTTCAACGTATGTATTAGCCCCAGCCGTTCCGCCAATTTCCCAGCGGTCATCAGAGCCAGGGTCTAAACCGCCTGCGGGAAGGCTTGCCACCGTGAAGTCTGCATAACCGTTAGACGAGGGAAGTTTTACAGCGTCCCACTCCGCCAAAGTGCTTTCAGCCGTCAAGCTGGCTGTGTTGTTGTGCAGGCTGACTGTGCAAGGCAAACCCTCATAGGCAAGCTGTGCAATTCGCTTGAATTCTTCAGTGCTAATTGCTGTAGTGATTGCCATTTAGAACGCCCCGGTTGGCGGTGAAAAGCTTGGTTCAGTATAGATTGCCTTTCCCTTTGTTATTCGTATTTCATCCATCATGCACCACTGAGCGTAACCGGAGCGAGCGTTTCCGTCGCCGTCAACTCTATAGCCCAAAGCCAAGTGTTCGCCACCAAAAGTATTGTCCGCAATGTCTTGCCAGCTAAACACTTCTGTATGCACTCGCACGCCGTTTATATACATATAAATTTGATTGTAATTGTTTGGATACGCCGCGCCAGGGACACCCAAAACTTTCACAAAAGCAACATGTACCCATTCATTAGCAGGCACTTTAGTTGAACTTGCATCATACAAATAATCGGTATAAAAAGAGCCTGCTTTGTTCCATTTGATCATCGTGAATAAAACGCATCCGTTTTCTTCTTGAGACGTTCCAACTCCTTTCGTGCCAAAACCCCAGCTGCCGTATCCATCGCTGGCCGTATCGGCAGGGCCCGTTATTGAAACATAAGTCCGAGATTGATCGCTGTGGACAGTGTAGTCATCATTAAACATCCAAAACTCAACTGTGAATTCTCCGGTTCCTAATTCCATCCCGGTGCCAGATGACAACAGGCCACCCATCCAGCTTCCATCTACAGGATTGTTTGGATTTGAGCCGTTGAACATTACATTACCAGGGCCAAAACGCGGGTCATACGTTGTATCTTCAAATTCAGGAGGCAATGGCTCATTCCAAAAAGCCGAATCATTGACGTTTACAAATTGCCAATCATTAGGTGATTTATCTTTCCATGGATCGTCTGGGCCGTCGTCAAAGCTCATCAACAGCAATGGCAGCGTTGAATCAGGCCCAAGGTGAAAACCAACCCTGACCCCAGGCGTTGGATATTTGATCGTGTTTAGATCTGGCTGCACATTGACGCCAACCTTTACCCCTACCAATGCTTCGTTTGTAACGCCTGTTTTGGCTGACCCATCAACGCCAACAGCAATCCCGACGTTGACGATTTCAACGATGGTGGCGTTAGTTCCATCAACGCCGATCTTGACCCCTAGCTCTACCGTCTGCGGGATTAAACCTTGCGCCTGTGACCCATAAGCCTTTAAGCCAAGAGCAATCCCACCTTGCACGTTTGAGATCTCATTAAACGGCTTGATGACCTGGCCGTCGTCCTTTTCAGGGAGGTTGTCCGGGTCATAGCCAGAAGGCAGGTAATACCAGGGTTGGCTTAAAGCATTCTCCCCACCGCTACCGCCACCGGGCGCACTGCCTTCCGCGCCCATGTAGAGCGCATCGAAGCTGCAAAGGATTCCGTTGGCATCAAACGAATAGTTGAGGCTATTGGCCGCAAACCTTCCGGAGTAACCCTTGAGATTGATGCTGACACCACTAAACGGAAAGAAATTGCCTTTGTCTGGCGTGGTTTGGATGTTGACGCCCAAGCGGTTGCCAATCGTTAACGCGTGCTGTGCCCGACCAAATGCCGCAGATACTGCGTAGCAATCAACGTCAATCGCTATGCCGCCTGACGAAAAATAGCTCTCGGTTAAATGCGGCGGTGAATACTGAACGACCCGAGGGTCAGACCCAAAGCTGCTGAATTGAAGCTCGACATATTTGGTTGTTCTGCCTGCGTTGTCCAGTGTTCCTTGCTGCGCCCCACGGTCAGCCTCGCCGGGTCGCGTGTCACCTTTGGGGTTAAACGTCTTGTTGGCTGTTACTTCTGAATTGGTAAGAATCAGGCCAAGCGATTGATTGACATAAGACTGAACTTGATCAACACTTTCAAAAGCATCAACAGTGGTTGACTCGGCCGGTGCTTGGCTTCCCCCTTGCGTCTTGCCCCACGCCTGATAGGTGTAACGGTGTGAGCGTTGATGAACGACCATGTCCGGCATGTCAACACCGGGGCGAATCCCTGTGGGTACTTCTATCTCTCCCGCGTAATCATGTTCCTCAATGCTGCGTTCAACAAGAACCGGCTCACTGCCAAGGATTAAAGCCTGTTCACCTAAGACCCATGGCAGGCTCATGCGCCCGGCATAAACAAACATGGGTTCATAAATTGATCGTGTGGTCTTTGATGGTCGGTCTTTAGCATCAAACTCATATTCTGTAATTTCTGTAATTACGCCTGAACGGCTTGTGCCTGGGTTAAAGCCGCCTTCATAAACTGCTGTTGCATATCCGCCTGATGATTGGCCTAATACAGTGGATCGTTCAGTTGTTGTCCTAACGACTGTATTAGAAAGATCGCCATAACCACCTTCGTATAAATCACATTGATCAGTTAACTTGGTGGGCTCTCCATACTCAGTAACGGTGCGGGTGCTTGGGGTATGTGAAATAATTTCACTTCCTTCGCTCCATTTAATCGTGACTGATTGTGGATTGCCGATAGTTTCGACCTCATCCCATTTTGCTTCTTCAGGGTTGTAATTCTCTAGCTTTTTGTCAATGTAAGGGACAATCGCAATCGTTGCAGGCTGTTCCCCACTGTTGATTGACGATATGTCGATAACATCGTCAACAGTTATAGAGATTGTCCCGTTAGGTATTTCATCAAGGTTTATAACGCTTAAATTGCCCGTTTCATTGATGTAGCCGACTTTTGATTCGCTTAAAAGAAGATTTCCAATTGCTGCAACATATCCGCCACTTAGGTCATATTCGTCCATCACATAACTGTTTTTTAAAATAGCTGTGCAGGCTATCCCTAGTTTTTGCAGGCAATATCTAAATAAGTCATCCGCCATGATTGGTGGCGGGAATGCCGACTTAGGCAAGCCATTTAGGCATTCAAGCTGGCGCGGGCTCACGTATGCCGCCCGCCCGTCCTGCAAGCTAGGCACCGGCATGACGCCATCTAAATAGGTCAGCCTGCAACCGAGCGAAATCTCAGACGTGCCACGCAAGGGGTCAGCAAAGGCACTCAACACCCGCAGGTCACGAGGAATGCGGCCAGAGCCCCCGCCGTTCATCTGATAGTTGACGGTGACGCTCGACCCAATTTCAGGCGTCTTAAGACCCACCAACGTCAACTGGCCTTTAGTCATCACCAGCCCGCTGCCCTGCAGGTAGCTGTCACTTACGCCGCCAGAAATAACTTCACCCAAGCTGCAGGTAACAGTTGCGCGGGAGTCAATAGTTGCCATTAGGTCTGGGGTTTACCAACGGAAATTGAAACGGTGTAGATGTCGTCCCTTACGCCTTTGACGATCCTTTTCGTTGCGTTGGCATTAGGTGCCGACACGGGGAACCAATCAGTCGCTGGCTTATCTGATGCTTCTCTGCCGCAATCGTTATAGATAGCGATCCACCCCGCTTTGTCGGTGTCACCTTCTAATGCCATCACCTGGGTTGGGGTGCGTGGCCCCGTTGTGTAGCTTCTGCCGCCTGCCGACAACTGCAATGTCGGCATGTCTTGCATCGTCTCCGGTGGCTTACGCAGCTTCAGCGTTGTGCCCCAAAGGTTGAACGTGCCGAAGTAATCAACGCCATCGTTGGCGGCCACTTCCTCTTGACGATTAAAGACCTCTACCAGTTGCTCAGCGTTGCCTAGCTGACAAGTGGCCTCGACATACAAGCCCGCCTGAGTGCCTGCCGGGGCCGTCAGAAAGTACGCAGGAACGTCGACCCATTCAATACCGTTGGCTTTCATCGAGACATCAACAGTGCTCCCAACAGTTGCCTTGATGTCTTCCACGTCATCGTCCAGACGCTCAGTGCGCCAGGCGTCGTAACAAGCCAAAAGGGCAGCCCATTCGGTTGCGGTCATTAATGCCGTGACCTGCACCGTTTCAGCCGTGAGCCCTAACTGTGTTTCTGTCTCTGCGTAGCCGAATGGCTGCACAGTAAAGAAACCAGCGGAATACTCAAAATCGCCAATCTTTAGCGTTGAGAGGAGGGTGCAATCAGTCATGAGAGTGCGTTTTGGATTTGGATAGTTCCATCAGTGACTTGTGCATCAACTTTCACGCCCCAATCCTTGTTGGTTAAGCCCGTGATTGACTCGATCAATTTCTCATTGCTCTTGGCCAATACGCTGTCCCCACCTTTGGCAACTGTAGTATTCAAATCCGTGATTGCTGCCGTTAACTCCTGTTGGGCAGTGATAAGAGCTTTCTTTCCATACAACTCCTCGCGTGCGTTCTCGATAAATTTTTGTCGAAGCGCGAACTGTGATTCCTGACTGCCTCCGCTAACTCGCAAGCCTGAAATCTTTTGACCGGCAGAACCGCCAAGTGATTTAGCTAGTTCGGCTTTTATCTTGCGGAATTCTTGCTTTTGAAGTTCAACGCCTGCAGCCTGCCGACTTCTTTTCTGACCTGAATCCAAATATTGGTTGATTCCACCATCACCAAAGAGCTGTGAAGCCCTGTCGGTCTTGGCTTTGCCAAGCGCATCAGCGGCACTCAGGGCCGTTTCCTTGGCCTCCTTATATGCCTCTTTCAGAACCCTGGCGGTCTCTTCAGCAGCAAGCAAACTTGCATTTGCTGCGTCCTTAGCGGCTGCATCAAGCTTGGAAAAGTTCTTGTCTTTCTTGTTGGTTGCCCCAAGCTTTGCGTTGGCTTCCTGCGCTGCCCGTTCAGCTTGTGCAAGCTTCACGCGGGACTCCATGACCTTGAGGGTGCTAGGGCCATAGATGCCCTTGGCTTGCTCCATTGCAAGTGCTTCGCTGCGCTTGAGTTCAGCGTTAACGACCTTTAACTCTTCAGCGGCTTTAGCAAGGGCGGTGTTGGTTGTTGATGGTGGTGACGCCACCGTGCTGAGCATATTTTTGAAATCTTCTTTGAGCTTTTTGTTTTTCTCCCCGATCTTGTCGGCGGTCTTTGAAATCTCCTCGCCTGCCTTGCCAACAGCGGCTGAAACGCCTGCATAAGCAGCAGCGCCAGCAAGCAACGAAGCAACCCCCAGGGGGCCGCTAAATGCTTGCAATAAGGCTTTTGCCTTTGCCAGCGCAAGCGTTCTCAGGCGCCAAAGCTTGATGACTCCCGCAACAATTTTGATTGCAGCGACAAGCTTTAGAGCCGTCCCGATAAAGTTTCCGACTTGCTTGATCGTGCTAACGATCGTGTCGCGATTTTCAGCAAATACCTCAGACACATAGCTAATTGCTGCAGCTAGTCCCGCCAAACCATCGACAACAGCGGGGCCAATTGCTTTGGCAACATTCTCCGCAAAGTTCTCGAACGCTTTGCTTAAGCCCTCAAGATTTGTCGGCGCTGCAATATCTAGAGACGCCAAGTTCTTTGCCGCTTTAAACAGCACGTCATTTGTGATTTTGCCTTGGCTGCCAAGCTCTTTTAGTTGACCAACCGTCGTGCCGGTTGTGCCGTTTACCTCGTCAAATGCTTGAGCAATCGCAACTGATGCCGCTGGCATTGCCTCAAGAACGCTTCGCAGTTCATCACCGCTTAAACGGCCTGCGCTGAAAGCTTGTTTGAGCTGCAGCAAGCCCGAAGCGGCTTCTGCCGTCGTCGCGCCGCCCCTACGGGCCGCTTTAGTAAAACCAACAAACAGAACCTCAATCTGCTCAAGCTCTAGCCCTGTCGGCCTCAGTGCCCCATACAGCTTTGACAGCCCTTGTGTCGCTTGCAGCGTTGAGACGTTTAACACCGCTGAAACACGCGCAACCGATGCCGTTGCTTTGGCCGTCTCGTTGTATTCAGCCGTTAAAAACTGAAGCTGTCGCCCTGCGTTTTGAGACTCTTTGCCGATCTGTTGAATCTGAAAAGCAAGCGAAGCAAACCCAACGCCACCCGCTAACGCTGCCAATGGCGCTAATGATCGCGCCATCCCATTGATGGCTACGTTTGCCTGATCAAAACCCCTCTTTAACTTCTCTGTAGTGACTAATGCCTGCCGCTCAAACTTTTTGAGCTGACGCATTGTCACGCTTACGCCTAATAACTCAAGCCTGACTTCTACCTTTCCGCCGTATTCAGCCACTGACTCAACGTCGCTCTTCTAGCTTGCCCTCTGATTTCGGCAAACTAGGCCAGCAAGGGGAAGACGTGGCAAGCGCACTATCAACACTAAAAAACGCAGTTGTTGCTTTTGAAGTGCCAACAGATCAGGTGATGGAAGACCCAGAAACGGGCAACATCGTGCCAGTAAACGAGACGATCACTGTTGAGTTATTCCTGCGGCGTGGCTTGGTCAATGACCGTGAGATGCCAGGCATTGACATCGAAGGCGATCAATTTAGTGGGTACTGCGTTTCGCCTACAACGCTTGATAACCGCGTCAGACCAGGCACCACGGGAATGTTGGATTTTGCTGGTGAACCAAGAAAAGAAATCACCGTGCAGGATGCTCGATTTATGTACGGGAGCACGGGGTTACTGGGCAAAACATTGATGGATGTCTTGGGCCATCAAATCAGGCTTGGGTCTGGCGATTACTTAGGCATCGACGACGCGCCATGACCAAATTTGTCTTTAACGCCAAAGTCAATATTGACGAGGCAGTGCTACGCGGTAAAGCGATCAAAGCACTGAACGAATATGCCGCCAAGATTGGCGACGAGTTCCAAGACCAAATCGAATCAGAGAAATGGGCCTGGACAAACAACGCAACGAAGCGAAGCAATGGCCGTACCGCTGGCAACCCTCGCGACATTGTGGACACGGGCGAACTGCGCGATTCGCAAGAAGGCCCAGCCGTTGCAGACGGGGGCTTGTCGCAAGGCTTTAAATGGACGGCACCCTATGCGGCATTGGTGCAACAGGGATACATCGGCCGGGGTGGGGTTCCAATCCCAAAACGTGATTGGGTTGCGGGAGCACTCAGAGCACTCCCCTTTTCTCAGTTCATCGCCCGTCGTATGCGGTCTTAATCAGGCCGTTGCTGCAGGCGTCCAGATATAGGAATTCAAACCGGCCAAAGTGAACGTAACCGCTGCAATGTTGCCTGCGGTGATGTCCTCAGAGAA